TTCTTCACAATGTCGAACATGAACACTATGACAGCCTTTTACGAGGTTAGCCTTATGATCGTGATGGCAGTTTGGTCGTACCTTACCATTCTGCTTAACCTCCTTTACTACACTGTTACAGGTGCAGCTACTGGTGGATTCGCCGCATCGAACATTTTTACGAGTGTCGTTAGCTACGTGTTAATCACAATTGATTGTATCCGTCAATACATCCCAGACTGGATGCAACCTTTCTTGCTGTCGGCAATCGGTATGCTCGCTTATCAATCTTACCTCGCTTTCTGCGAAATGCGCTCCGGCGTAACCCTCCAGAGGGAAGCAGCTCGCGAAAAGGCTTTTAAGTTAGCCACTATGTTACGATCGAAACAAATGTACATCTTTTATGTTGTTACCACATTCTGGTTTCAAAGCTACGCTTATACTACTTTAGTCATCACATTTATTTGGATCGTTAAGTACGTTAGCATGGCGACTGATCCTGATATGGTCAAGCTTACCCCACACGAAGGCGTTCGCTCAGTCGTCATGCAATATGGCGTTGTTGAAGGTCGTGTCATGACTTACGTCATTATCGACAATCAGCGTATTGAGTTACTGAATGCTGAAGGTGAGACTCTTGAGGCCTACACAGGCGCCCGTGTCACCGACATCTCGCAACATAAATACCACCTCGTTATTACTAACCCAGACAAGCAGTTCCTTGGAAATGCTGTCTACGCCAACACCAATAGCGGTAGGCTAATCCTTACTTCCACGCACGTTGTGGAGAATGAGGAGTATGTCCTTTTGTCCAAAGGTGAGGGAAAAGCTAAGCGCGTTTTTCCGCATCAATGGTTATTTAGAGGGCAATTAGCCATATTCGCTCCTGGCCCAGAGTACGGCGCTGATCTTGCTATCTCAGCTATCGACGTCAAACAACTCAACTTCGGATCTATGATCAAAGCTGAATACACTCTCGACGGGTGCAAATACAACACATCTATCTCTCGAGCCTCCCAGGGCAACGATTGTGAACCACGTGAGTACATTCACGGCGCGTCAACACAACCGGGCGCCTCCGGGTGCGGTATCTACCAAGATTCAAAACTTGTCGGTATCCATGTTGGTTCGAAAGCAGGAAACGTTAACCGTTTTTACTCTTTACTAACGTTCTCAATTAACAAGCCCAGCGTTAAACACACCAAGATCTCAAAAGTTATTGGTCTCGAATCTTTGCCTCAAAACGGTGAAATCTTCCATGAAGATGTCGAGTACCTCGATTGGGAAGATTTTAGTCTGTGGAGAAACCTTAAAGGGAAGAAATTCCACGATGAGGAACTCAACGAATTTTTCGATGAGATGTACGAAGCACAAAGCAACGGATATTTCAGAGAAATGGACGCAGTTATGAACGATATGGAAAGCCAGGGTTACTCTTACAACTCATCCCAAGCGAAATCTGTTCGCAAGCAACTGTGGAACAAACACCATATGGAGGCCAACAATATCAAAAAGCCTCGGTTGCACTTAGACGTTGAAGAGGATGTAAAAAACGAGCCAAGTCGACGTCCGACGTTAAAGACGATGGACCAGCCTTTGAACAAGTCCAGTGGGAACCCTTCACAAAAGGCAACCCAATTTACTACGACGTTCACGAAACTCAAGGAGAAGTTAGACTCGTCGGCGAATGCAAGCCCTTCCCAAAGCGCAAAGCTAAGCCAAATGTTGAATTTAAAACCGAAGATCCCAAATTCCAAGAATTCTACAAATTCGAGTACAGCCTCAACAAAACCGACAGTATCGAAGAAATCTTCCTCAAATACAACAACCGACTCAGATCGGAAGGATTGATTGAGGGTAGGTCCACTCCTATGTGTGTGAAAGCATGGGAGGATAAACAATGGCTTGATTTTGAAGCAAAATTTTACAACTACCGAAAATCCGAATGCTACGCAGAATATTTTCTACCTAATGGTGACCTCGATCCACGTGTCTTACAAGTCGTCCGCGATAAAGTAGACAAAACTAAAACTCCAGGTTCACCCCTCAAGTATCATATGTCAACAAATCAAACAGTCTTGGACAATTACCAAGCTGAATTTGACGATCTTATTTGTTCAAGGGTTAAAATCTACGAAGTGTTCGGTGAACATTTATGGCATAACCGTAAAACCGACATGTACTTAGACACTGACAGTGCTGCCTATGCAGCCGTCGCGCTCCTAGACGCGAACTGGAATGATCCAGTGCTACTCGGTCCTAAAGGTGAGGCCAGGAAAATCGAAAAACAACCACGACTCATTTCTCAAGTGTCTCTTGTTCAAAACTCAATTGCGCGCCTACTCTTTGGCGATGCTTTGATTGAAGAACAACAACATCCAGAATTACCTGTTGCTGTCGCACTCGACATAGTCTCTTCCGAGAAGACTAAAGCAATGTATGAATTATTTCAGAAGCACACACCTGTCGCACAATCCGATGTGCAAGGTTGGGAATGGTCGGTCGATGTTAGACACAGTTGGTTATATTACTTCCACTTGGCAGTGATTATGGCCCTCTATGATCCCGACAAAGACGTCATCTTTCCGGGTAAAGAGAAGCATTTCTACTCTTTGATTGCCTATGCGTACACAGTTATTTACCGTGTTATCCAAACGCCGAACGGAAAATTGTACGTCCCCCCTGCCGGTCAAATTGCATCTGGTATGTTAGCGACTTTCTCTCAAAATTCGTTTGTTAGGTCTTTTCTCTCTTATGAGGTCGCAGACAAGGCCGGTTATAAATGCGAATTCATCATGTCAGCTGGTGCAACACAGATGCAAGGCTGAAAGCTAATAAGGCAGCAAATGTGCCCGTTCAGAGAGAGGGTCATCATGCCAACCGAACCGGCGAGGATAGGATGGAGATGACCCGGGCA